AGGGATGTTTTTATTCTCTGGCTTCTTTGTGTGTTGTGTCTTGGTATGCCCTTAACGTGTGTAGAAATTTTTGTGTGTAGTATGTTCAAGGCTTTTCTGGGTATGCCCTTAATACGAAAGCCTAAAAATACCAGGTACTAAATGCGGGGTACGGTAGCCCTTATTTAGAATAAGTCAAAAAAAAAGTAAGGGACAAACATTCCCTTACTTTCTAAAAAATTTTAAGAATTAATTATAATTCAGTTGCTTGCAAGAAAAATCCTATTTGATTATCGGATTCAATATTTAAATTGAACACATAATTATCTTCGTGACCTTGTTTTTCTAAATTGGGGTCTATTCCAATTAATTCACAAATTTCTTCTCTAATTAGGTCTAATTTTTCTTGTAGCAATTCATTTTCAGAATCTAATACTTGGGATTCTAATTTAGTAGAAAAACTTAAATCCCTATGAGTATAATTATAGAAACCTTGAATTAAAACACTCGTAGTAAAATCAAATTGGACTAAATGTACATGTAAACTAATTTTAGAATAATCTTTACAGAAATCAAAATATGTTTTCATGTAAGTAATTATTACAAAAAGAATTTTATCAAAGTCATTAATGCTTTCTAAAAATTGCTTTGCATCACAAAAATTATTTTTCTTTTCTTTGAACTCGTTTACTAAAGAATTTTCAAAATTTTGCATAGCTTCGTAAAAATATCTAATATTGCGTTGATTAATACGAAAATCTATGCTCTCTACTGTATCTCGATTATAAAAATATTTAATGTTAATTTCTTGTTGAAATCTTTCTTTTGTTTCAAAACTTTCTTGTAAAAATTTAATTGTTTTCATAATGATTTATAATTTTTAAGTAGGGAACTAAATCCCTACTTTAGTTAAACATTGATTTATTTTTTTACGATTTGTAAAGCCTTTTTCAAAATTTCTTTGTTTGTTTCTTTCATATTTTCAGAACAAACTGAAGAAAGAGAAAAATCGTTTACTTTGTAAACTTGTTTATAAAAGTCTAAAAACGCTTTTTTTAGTTTTTCTAAGCGAGTTTTGTCCTTTTCTTGTGTCAAACTTTCGGACAATGAAAGAATTGTATTTCTAAATTTCTTTCGAGCAACTTTTTTCTCTTTGTCCGAAAGTTCTGAAAAAATTTCTTCTTTGTAAATGTCTGATTTTTTAACACCGAAAGAAGTTTTTAAAAGTCCCTCAGTAGATTTATTCAAATTAGCTAGAATATCTTTATAAAGAATATTGTTTGCTTTTGCTTGTGCTTTAGCTTTTTTAGCACTTACTTTGTTGATTTTTTTTTCAACAACTACATTTACATTCTCAACTGAATTTAATTTTTTTTCTTCCATAATAAAAATGCTTGAATTTTTGAATTTATTTTATTATAACCTTTTCGATAAAAATTCAAGTCTTATTAGAAACTCGAAAAGGTTTTTTTTATTTCTCTATGCAAATATAAGAATAATATTTTAATCTGCAAAATTTTCAAAGATTTTTTTTTGAAAATTTTTCTTATTAAATTTTAGAACTCTTATCGTTTCCGACATTGCAAAGATAAGGACTTTATTTTAATCTACAAAAAAATTCGAGAAAAATTTTTGTTAAAAATGAATTTTATTATTTTAAGAATAATTTTCAGAAAATATTTGCATATCTCAAAAATTTTATTATTTGCGCATACATTATTTATTATCAAATTTCCACCCATTAACCTCCGGGCGGCCTAAATTGCCCGCACGTTGTCCGCTATATAATACCTGTATGATAACAAAGTTAAGGCCATCTATGGTTCCCTTACTATATCCTCTAGGTAATCCTCTATTCAAATCCCCATGGCCAGAAGATTCTAGGGGATTTTCGGAGGGCCTTTTAAGTGGCTATAGAATATCTGTATATTATATACCTATTACCTGAAGGCCATATATGGTCGATAGTTAGCGTACTTAGGTAAGCCTTATAAGATCTATAGATAGGCCTAGTGGGTTCTTATATAAAGCTAGTAAGTATATGTGTAGTAAAGCTCTAGTACCTCTTAGGTAATTATATGAAGTCTATAGATGGCCTCTTAGGTATGTACATAGAAAAGCCCAGGTACCTTAGTTAGGCCTGGGCAATATTCTTATTCTTGGCAACCTATGGTACTATCTGAGTCTAGGATTATTATATGTTCTGATTCATATATGGGTTTGTGGGTTTGTGGGTTTATTCGTTTGGCAATAGGATATAATACCGGTATAGATATCGTATAAGAAAATATGTAGGCCTTGGGTTAGGTCTAGTTTGTTTATTTCTTCTTGTTCTCTTAGAGTCCAGGTGTCAATGGCATCATCCTTGAGAATCTTGGCTAGGTATTCGAAATTGGTTTCCATTGTGATATATGTATTATAGGGTTAGTATTCGATAAAGGTAGGTATTAGTACTGACCAGTTAGAGTAATGATAATGAAAAGAGAGTAATCGTTGAAATGTACCTGGATGGTATCTCCGTTATCGTTAGCAATGTAATGCCCGTTACCGTTTAGTTCTTGAAGTTGGATAATGTTATTGTTAATGTAATCCTTAACGTATTGTTCAAAAGCATCGGATTCTTTGAAATAGGTTTGTTCATCGTTTGATGTAACAGGTTCTTTGAAGAATAAGTTAAGAGTACCTAAGTAAGATTCATCCGGGTTAGAGATTTCGGTTACTTGTTCATGTAAGTAGGTAAATTCTTGGAGGGTACCGTTAAAGTAGGTCATAATATTCTCTTTAATAGTTTGGATTGAATTTGATTGAATAGTAAACATAACTTTAAAATTTTAAATGATTAATACTTTATTTATCTACTGCAAATATAAAGACTTTATTTTAATTATGCAATATCCCAGATTGCCTTTCGAAGGCCCCTAATGTCCTAGAATTATCTAAAATAACCATAATATAAATACTTATGCAATTAACAACAATATTACTAGGATGGCAATTAAAATTGGCCCCTTGATTGCCTAGAAATTTATTAAATCCGAGGCCATTAATGGTGTAATTGTGTACCCAGTTTTATAAAATCCGAGCCTAAAATGGCCCCTCTAGGTACACAATTTTTATATAAATCCTAGCCTCTTGGCAATTAAAATCCGAGTCTAGGTACACAAAATCACAACCTAAATCCCAGATTACACAAACTAGCCAAACAGAACACTTTTCAATTACACGTGTGAAGCTAAAATACATACGTATCTAAATCCCACCCATATTAGTATATTATATATAGGCGTTACTAAAATAGCTACGTGTCAAAAAGGCTCATATACGTATCTCAAAAACTATTGCCAGAGTGTACTTTTTGCTTTTCTGTGATTTGAGGGGCCATGTATGGTGATTTTATTGCCTAAAATGGCCTTTGGGGCCTCAAGGATTTAGTACTTTAAATTTTGAGAGCTATAGTGTTTGGTATAGTAGAGGCAGCCAAATGGGTATGTTCCTGACTTTTTCGAAAAACCCCCGTTGGTACACAGAAAAGAAGGGAAACCAAGATCCTAAGATATGTATATTAGTATTAGTTATATGTATTATATATTGATTGTGATATAGGGGATTTGTATCTTAGTTAGTGATATCTGTATATTCAGATTAGGTGTATATGAGGTTTATTGTGTACCTTGTTATATATTATTTGTATATTTCTTTGTTGGGAGTGGGGTAGGTGGGTTGTGTACCTAGTATCTGTATACTTGGTTTTATTTTGTTTGGGAGGTAATTGATTATATACTTGGTTTGTGTACACAGAAATACCTAGAGTTTTCTAGGCTCTAGGTATTCTTTTTATTTATCTTTTGTGGTGTTGGGAGAGGGATACTAGATCTTCTGGGTTCTGAAGTATATCCTGTAGGTATGGGTTTATCTCTTGGATGTTATACTGGGCTTGGAACCTAGAGATGGTACCCTTTAGTTCATCTATTAGAGTATCATAGAGGTTATTGTATATTATCTCTTTGATTTTGGTTTGGACTTCTTTGTTTTGTTCTAAGGGTATTTGTCGGGTGGTTGAGACTTGGATTTCTATTGGTTTCTCTAGGTCTGGTACCGTTGGTATGTTACCCATATAGTCTAGTCCAGAGATGAGTTCTAATATTTCTTCATTGGACATAGATAATATATAGTTGGGCTCTTTGTATACTTTGCAGGTTAGTATTTGATTACCATTCTGACTGATTGTGATTCTTGATGAAGGATTTGTTGTTTTCATTGTTTTAGTTATTTTTTAATTGTTCGAGTAGGTTTGATATCTCAAGTTGATGAAGGATTTCTGTTTCCTTGTGATTGGATTCCCATCTCTTGATGGCATTGTAATAACAGGTATATTGGGTTATCATCTCTTCCGCTTGGTCTTTGTCTTGAATAAAGGATTTTAGGTGTTTTTTGAGATCAATTACGATTATATCTTGGTGTTCTGGAGTTAATTGAAGGATTCCGAATAGGATAGCCTCTACCTGAGAAGGAGAATAATCATAGTATTGGTCATCAGCACCTTTGGTTAAATCCATGAGAATAAGATTTTCTCTCAAGTTTTCGAATAAGTCCTTCTCTGAAGCATAGGTAATAATATACCCAAGGAACTCGTCAAAGGGTTCGTCTTCTATCTCGATTTCGTAAATCTCGATGTAGTCGGTAGTGTCATTAATAATGAGTCCATCAGCATAGTCATAAGTATAAATGGTATAGGGATTAAAAAGTAATTTCTTAAGGTCTTGGATATTTTCTAATGTTTTCATAAGTTCTTTGTTTTAGATGGTTATTTTTTCTCTTGGCATTGTTAGGACTTCGTAGATAGCATCATCTACGTGGATATTGAAATAGGATGTATGGGAAATGATTTCCTCTAGGTCTTCCTCTTTTGGTTCTCATCCATAGTATCGGGCAATGATATAGGATTTGAGTACATCCCTGATATCTAAGTTATGAGTACCTATGTGATAGGTACTCATAATGTAGGCAATTGTTTTCATGGCATTATCCGAGTAATTGTTTTTCGAATGTTTCTTGGTCATCGGGATCGGGCCAGTTAATGGATTCTTCCATGTATTCAACGATTAAGTCCATGAATTGTCCCTGTAATTCTGGGTTAAGGGTTGAAATCTCTGTTTGTACTTCCCGTTGGATTTGGTCGTAGTGATAAGCAAAGATTCTGCGGATACGGGTTGAGATACCGGCATACTTTTTTAATAATTCATTATTTTTCATAAATCTAAAATTTTAAATAGTTAATAATTAAATTTTACTCTGCAAATATAAGCACTTTAAATTATATATGCAAATCATGGTTATTCTGGCTGAGGAATAGGTATGATATCTGTTATGATTACCTTTTCTGAGGTAAGATTCCAATAGTTCTGGATTTCCTTCAAGGCATTAATCATATGTAGATGTTCAGATATTAGTTCCTCTCCAGGATATTTGAGGTAATCCCTTATTTGTTCTGTTCGATAATTGATGGTAAAGGCTTGAGTATCCTTTAATATTTCACGTACATGCGTTTGTCCGATATTATTTACCTGTATATTATCGAATATTTGATATGAAATTAGAAATCTACCTTGGGTTAGCATATATCTCCATTATTTGTTCATATTTATCCGTGCTAGTAAAAGTATCAAGGAAATAGTTATATTCCTTCTCATTAGTATGGAATGGATGCTTGTGCAATTCATATTTGCAATAATGTTCCCATGGGTTACCTGGTATGAAGGTATCTAAGTTAGGCCCTGAGGAATTAAGGAATAGGACTAAGATAAGCCCTATTCCTATGTAATATAATGCTGTTCTCATAATTCGTTACAGATTAGTTTTATGTCAGTTAATTGATTCATGTATTCCTCTTCTGAGGATATGTCCAGGGATTTACAGGCTATGTAGTGACCGTACATTGATATACCTGATTCATAGCCTTGATCATCGTTTAGGAAGTTAGCTAAGCCTTTCCTATTGATTTCGATTACAGGATAGGGAGGTTCTCCATTGGTTGCTTCCTTATCGAAAGTAGCAAAGTCATAAGTATCTGTATCATCGGTCATAGTAGAGAATATTTCGATTAGCCAGGTAAAGTCCTCTAAGGGTACTTTGTCTAGCCATTCCCATCCGATTGGGTATTCGTTTATTGTTATGATTGGTTCCATATTATAGTTCTTTTAAAATTGCTGTTTTAAATCCGTTTGCTGTAAGTTCTTGAGTCTCTATGTGTACAAGTTCAAAGTAATTCTCTATGTCTTGGATAGTTTTGAAATGTAAAGGTACATGGTCTTTATCGGCATCATAACCATATTCGTTTTCTACTTGGTCTACCAGTTCTTGGTAAGCTTTACCTGGATGCTCTTCCAAGGAATGGAAAATTCCTTGGATATAAGAGCCTTCTACGATTACTAGGGTTGTTATTGTTAGTTTCATGACATTAGAATTCTAAGTTAAATAATTGAATGGTAAGCATACTTGGGAATTTCCCTCCTTCGTAATGAATATTAGAAGTATTGGAATAGTTGTGGAAATCACTCTTTAGTGATATCTTGAGAATATCCAATAGCAATGGATATAACTTGTACTGGTTAGCATCTAGCCATTCGTTATATTCCTGGATATCCGATTCTGAAGTAAAAGTAGCAGAGAGTTGGATAAAGGGTTTATCCAAAGAATCCGGGTTATGGATATTTGTCTTAAGCCAAACCTTGGAAAGCATATGAGATTCCTTTTGCATTAGGTTGACTGAACCAGTATTTTGCCATTGTTCGTATTGGTAAATTGTGATACCGGTTTTAAGGGCTGTTGTAATGTTGTTCAAGTTCATGACTGCCTAAATTTTAAATGAATAATATATTTCTTTTCTCTGATGCAAATTTAATACTTTATTTTTAAATATGCAATATCCCTGATTACTTAGCTGAGGCTTCTATTAGGTATCTGATAGAGCCTTTTCTGGATAAGGAAGAGGCCATTAATGGATTTTACATATTTCGCATCTTTACGGAAGGCATCTGGATTCTTTTTCTTAAACTGATGCCACCAATCATCATATTCTTCAAGGGTTTTGAATACCTTGTTTAAATCCTTAGTGGGACCTGTTAATTGAATGGTCTTAGGCCATACTTTAACATCTATTCTCTTACCTTCATCGAAATATATACGAGATGGTATAATTACTTCATCTGGACCTGGGTATGGAGTTGTGCTCATAATTTCGTTATTGTAAAAGTTATGTAATTGTCTTTAGTTATCACAAATGTAATGATAGCATTACCTTGTATTGAAATAGATAGAGATTCAGGAGTATCTGCTAATATGTAGTAACTTAAGAAGTTAGCTCTAAGCAAATTAGTAAGTACTTCCCTTAGTCTGAACAAGGTACAATTATCGGGATTACCATAGATTACTGATTGAAGGTATTGGTCCTGATGATTAAGATGGTACCATCTTAATCTAGCCAAGTTTAGTTTCTCGGCTAGGTCAAATTGTATGATATTTAAAAGTCTTCTTATGGGTGTCATACTGTAAAGGTAATTTGCATTATGTTTGAAGATATACGGTTGATAGATTTGATATTAGCTTCTCCATCAGTAAAGTTCATGGCAAAGTTTACCAGAGCATCTGCAGCACCATTAGAAGTATCGGGAGTTTGAAATAAGAAAGAGTATATTGCAAATCCGTCCTGTTTAGATATCATTGCAGATAATGCTAAGCATTGGTTTTCAACGTAGGCATTAACTAATAGATTCATTAGATTGTTGCTGTAATCTAGGATTTCCTCTAAGTCTAAGGAAAATAATTCTTGGATTTGAAGACCTAGGTTAGTAACTAACTTGTCTAGATGTTGTGTGGTTTGGAAGGTTTCATTATTTTTCATAAGTCTAAAATTTTAAATAGTTATTAATTTCTTTTTCTGATGCAAATATAACTACTTTATTTTATATATGCAAACCCTGGAATACTAAGCTGAGGATATGTGTAAACGCTAAGAAAGGCAGAGGGTTAGTCTGCCTTTCGAATTTATACTCTGTATCGGATTAAATTCCATTTATCGTTTACTAGCCTGAATATCCAGAGATAATGGTTAGTGAACTCTAATAGCTTACTGTATTCAGAGGTTTCAAATACCAAGAGATCTGAGTTCTTTTCTAGGATATTGAAATGGATAGTTTTATTAGTACCCTTTCGAAGGATTTCTCTGAGATCATTCTTTAGAGTATCATCCGAAATGAACATATTATATTGTTCTCCCATATAATCCAGATATTTATCCCTGATATCTGGATATATTCTAGACTGGCTTACGTTAAATTGTTTCGTTTTCATCTTGATTTTCTTGATTTATGTTACGTTCGATAATGTTTTGAATACATATTCTTCGGCCCTCTTCTTCTGTCTGGTCCAAGATATAGGTAAGAGAATGATTAAGGAATAACATATCTGTATCGTAATTCCTCTTGAATACCAGCAATTCAAATTCCTTTAACCAATTGTGCTGCATCAATTCCAGTATCTCCTCTAAACCAACATGGTCCGTATCCATATATCCTTGGCATTTATACCAGATATCTGTAAAGACTCCAGTAATATATTCTGGTATCTTGAATCTATCAGATACTTCATGGGCTGGAACTAAATCCTTAACAGCTTGGTATTTTTCTTTGGTTATTACTATGTCTGATTTACCTGATAGCTTTCTACTAAGGTTAACTATGAGTGGTACCTTGTAGTATAATAGGTAAGGTTCTTTGTCATATACCCAGTATCTGCTTTTGTATTCCTGATAGATTAGTACATAAGGCCTATCTGAATACATGCCAAATAGTCTCATATAAGCCGATAGGTAATTCTCTAGGTCTTTAGCACATTGTATATTCTGATTGAATACTACCTTAGTATCTTCTAGGTAGATTAGATTCAGGGAATAACTTAACTCTGGTTCCCGTTTACGAAATCTGTTGAATAGGTTTTTGATGTTCATAATGTCTAATATGTAAAATTAATGAATACTGTTCTGGTTCCTTTGAAGAAAGCTTCATGATTGTAGTCTTCGTATTTATGGCAAGCATAAGTTTTAGAAGACCTATCATAATGATCTCTTACCCATACTGGACTGGATTCAGAATCTTTTAATCTGAATAGTGTACCTGGTTTAAGCTGTTTTAATGTGGTTTTATCCATAATCTTATTATTTATTTTGATGCAAATTTAAGAATAATAAATTAATTATGCAATAAACCTCGATTACCTGTTGAGGAATTGTTCAGCTATTGATGTAGGCTCTTTTTCTTCATATTGCTCTTCATCTAAATACATATCTATCTCTGGGTCTGGATCCTCGGGATCTATGTTAGCTTCTATCTCTCTTCTTAATTCATGGTGTTCTCTTGAAGAGAGTTCCATAGCTCCCTTGTAATCATCGGTAATTTGCCTCATCTCTGCAGTATTCAAAGTAAGGCCCTCTTTGGTAGTATCAATTCCTTCTTGCTTAGTAGCAACTACCTCGGGTAAAGAAGATAAATCATAGTGATCGGCTAATAATTTGGCTTCCTGTGGCTTATCCATTATCTTTTGAGATTCTAGGATAATCTTTCTGGCTTCCTCTATTGATATACCTTGGTTCTGATTCAATTGATTATTCTGGGTATCTCCAAATTGATTAAAGATATTGGTAGTTCCTCCACCCATAAATGTACGTATGATAGACTGTAATGAAGTAGAAGAATCCAGTTTCATCTTAAGAGCTTTATTCAATTCAGCCGATATGAATGGAGTATAATGCCCTCCCTGAGATTCTCTTAGGATGTTTACCTGATGGGATATCTCCATTCTATCTTCTAAAGCCCATGCTACTTGTTCTCCCAATAGAGCCTGTAGCATTTCTTCCTGTCTTTCTTTATCCCAGAGCTTAGATTGCAATAATCTATCTCTCATAAATACTCGTATGTAATTGATATCTATACCTGTCTTTGTTGAGAAGGTATTAATATCATACATAATTCCACATAGCATACCATTACCCATCAACCAGTGATTGATAATGTAGTTGTATACCTTTTGTAAATCTTCAAGATTCTGACTCTTTTGGTATTCTGCTGCCATTGCAGTAGTTCCCATAGGTCTAGGAAATCTTTTTATGTTGTCTTTTGCCATTATACAAATATTCTTTTCTTATATCCTTAGATTCATCGTATCTAATCCTTTTAAGAGGACGAGCTACGTATAGTTGATAAATATTAGAATACCAATAACCAACTGCTATATTGAGTTCTTCATTTAAAGCCAAAATGAATTGAGTATCGGTAATCCTATCCCTAGTAAATATCCAGGTATAATTTCCTTCAAGGTTGGGAACCTTGTTATAAAATTCCCAACCTTTAATTACCTTAAAAATATTGCCATGAAGGTCAACGATTTCCTTTGCCATAATTGCCTTTTTTACCTCTCGAGGATTTTTTGTCTTGTTCACTAGAGTTATTTTTCATTTCCTCTATCCTTTTTTGTGTTTTTGGGTACCAGAGTTTTCTTAGGGGCACTACCTGAGTTGCAAAGAATGCCTTCCATAAATTCTGGGATAAAGGTCTTATACTTTGCCGACTGATTTCATTAAATTTATCCTCGAAGTGTTTTACTACCTTTTTAAAATCTGAATAATATATGTGACCAGTTGCTGGGTTTATCTTTTGTTGCCTTTGGCATACTTCTAGTAAATCTTCTCCCATTTTATTCATAAACTCTCCTCTATTAAATTGGAAGTTCTCTTGATCTAGTCTAAATATCTTTACGTAATCTTTTGTTTCCATTATATTATATCTCTGTTTCTAGGTGTTTAACATCATAAGGTAATACCTGAAATAAGTATCCCCTTTTATCATCCTCGTAATAGGATGACCATAATCTCCCTTTTAATCGGTATAAATCCAAGTCATAAGTTTTCTTGGGTATACCTGTGATAAATAATTTGTGATTGCCTCCTGGGTTAACTTCGAATTCCCACTGGGTAAAATTTCCTATGGTACCATAATCTGGCAATTTATTTCCCAGTAAGGTTGGCAAAGCAATATCCTTTACCAGAGTTTCTTTGGGGACCCTTTTCCCATTTACCCAGATCCCCAGTTGTGATTTACCGATATATACATCTTTTACTATTTCTCGAAACATAATTCAATGATTATAAATTTAACACCTTGACCTAATTCTAAGTCATTTACTGCATTAATATCCCTAGTATTATGTTGAAGGTTTCTTAAAGAAATTCTAGAATCTTTCGATATCCTATAAGATCTTCTTACCAAGAGTAAAGCATTTCTCCAACAAGCAACCATAGAAGATACTGGCCCAGAGAATAAAACCTTGCTGGTCTTATTTATCTCTACCATTTTTTCTTCGTATAGTTTTTGACTCTGAAGATACCATACCTTTATTTCTCTTATGTTTTCTTTTCTTCTTTCTAGAATCAGCTTTGACATAGTCTTCTATTTCTTCAAGTTTACCCAACAATAAAAACCTTACGAACATATCTATAGGCCTGAAAAAGTAATTTCTTATATTCTCAGTGCCTAGATAATAATCGTATACGATAAAGAATTTTTTAATCTTTCCGTGTTTGAGAGATCTTTGAACAAGGTAATTCTTTACACATCTCTTGTGAAGTTCTACCATGTCCTTTTCCTGTTTTTCCATCTCCTTATCGGAGAATATTCGATAGTCCATAACCAAAATAAATATGGGACTGGGAATTTGAAAATAGCAAACTAATGTGTTCCCAGTCCCGGGTTAACAAAGGATTAATTATACTGCTTCATCTACCTTCAGTACTTTTTTCTGGAAGGTAATATATTTATTTTGGGCAGACTTGTATTCTTTAGAGTTATGATCTTGGATTCGGAGCATTTCCCTTTCTAATTTACGAAGTTCATTACGGGTTTGTTGTCTCCATTTCTTTCTTGAAAGAGTATCAGTAACATCATCTGGGTAAATGTATTTCACTTCCCGATTGGAGATTACTTGTTCGATGATATTGGGTTTCTGTTGTTTGGCAACTTCCTTGACAACTTCTTCCTTTTTAGTAGAAGCTTTCTTGGTAGTAGTTTTTACCAATTTTGCTTTGGGTTCTTCCTTAGCCTTAGATTCTTTAGTTTCTTTTGGCTTTTGTGTTTTAGAAGCCTTGACTTCCTTCAATGAGTTAGATACTTGGTTGTTAATTAACTCGGTTACCTTGTTCAAATTTACTTTTTTCATAATTGACTAATTTAAAAATGTTACTTAATTAATTTCTCTATGCAAATATAAGAACTATTTTTTAAATAGAAAAATAATTCTACTTTATTTTATCAATAGCTGAGGATCTCTAGTCGAGTAGGAAATCAAAGATTTCATCTGGGTTCTCATCTAGGTTTTCAGGATCATCATAGTAGGAATCTAGACCTTCAGTAAAGATATCATATTCTGAAATAGATGAAGATTTACCATATCTCTGATTATACTGTTCTACGGTTAATATAGTTACCTTACTGGGATCATGTTCATATTTTTCAGCATAAGCAGAAGCTTCCTCCGGTGATAAAGGTTTATCGGAAGTGAATACTTGGTAATATACTCTGGGTTTAGTATAATGAGCATCTAAAGTTACTTGTTGATAACCAGATTTCCTTGCGGTAAATATTATATTATCTGGAGTAACTCTTACTAGGAAAGCATATTGGTATAATCTCTGATTACTAAGAGAATCCTTTAGTTTCTTTATAGAATCTACTTTAGCAAAGAATATAGAATCTCTTCTTTTGCTTTCCTCATACCGTTTTACATTTCTAATAGAATCTTCTCTACTCTCCTTTACATAAGGAGGAGTTACCCTCCGGGTACTATTGGTGTTGGCAATAGTGAATCCCAAAAGAGTAACTCCCAGAATGGAAAACGGAAAAATAATATGTTTAGTTTTTGAGTTCATATCTTGTAGCTTTATATTGTCCTTTGATATGAGAATTAAGATATCTCCCTTTAGATTCGGCATTCATTAGTTCTTCGAAAGTTTTTCTGAGAACTGAATCATACTGGTAAACTTTGTTGCCCTTAAAAGCAACCCATAAGTGTTTGTTTTTGTTGTCATACCCAATACCTTCTATATTAGAAGATTCTACTGGATTCATTTTAATACCAGTATTCATGGTAACTGATTCAAGATATTCTTCTCTGTCCATAATTTAAAGTTTTAAAAGTGTTAACTCCGGATGTAATACGTTGGTATATTTTTGAATGATTGCCCATGCTCCCAAAACTCCTTGAGAATTATCTGTTATCCATTCTTCCTCCATTTTCCATAGGATATGAGAGCAGACGTATAATTGATACTCTGTAAGAGTTTTTATAAGTTGAGGATATTCTATCATATCTGAATAGAGTTTTATCATATTATCTAATACTCCTCTTATTTCTCCTTCTTCAATCTGAAGAAGTTTTTTAAGAAGGTAATGATCGGTATCCTCTAAATTTTTAGAGATATGAGTTAGTGCCTCAACTTGGATTTGGGCAATGTTCTTAATAACCGTTTTGGTTTCTGCATCCATTTTTCTTATTATTTATTTCGTTATACAAATATATAAAATTTATATATAATATGCAAATATTGCTGAGGTAGGTAGTGGATTATCTCTTCAAGATCTCAGCCATCTTTTCCTTGATTGAATCTGGGAATATGGCATCTGATGCCCATCTTAAGAAGAACTTAGAGGGTTTCTTATCCGGAGTCATAAGCAATTGCCTTTGTTCTGTAGAGAATTTAATTCGTTCTGCCTCTAACATATACTTGGGTAACTTAGTGAATTCTGCCTGAGAGAATGAGATAGTAGTTTTACCAGTCTGAGCCCTAAAGGGTTTCTTCCTTTCCTTATACAGATAGGGAACGATCTTCTTTGAGGGACCTTGCAGAATACTGAACCCAAATAGAATCATAGGGTCAAATTTATCTGTCTTAGGATCTTTTGCTCTCTTTATACATCTTGCCATCCATGAATAAGAATCGAGATATTGGCCATTGTTGGTGGGTTCTCCCACATCTTTCTTATCGAATTTAAATTCCGGGAAATGATAAAGGAAATCCTCTGTAAGGATGAATACAAATCCAAGATCTCTAAGATACTTAATAATATCCTGTTGGCTTTTGCCTTCATTTACCATCTTTTCTACATCAGCAAGGATATCTTCTCTTGGGGATTCCAATTCTTTAGATTGAGTATTAGAGGGTCTTCCTCTACCTGCAGATTCTTTGATTGGTAAGTTACCAGATAATTTATCCAAGTATTCTTTGAATTGAGAAATATCTTGTTGATTAACAAGGGTTACTTCTATTCTTATGGGACCTTTATGTTGTACCTTTGGACCAGCATACATCTCAGTGCAAGCATCTACTAATCTATCAGATAAAGGATTACCATTTTCTGAAAGTGTAGTGATACGCAGTTTGGGTTTGAATATTTCTTTTTCTTCTTTCATAACTTTAGAGATAAAAAGGGCCTGGACAAAAATTATTGCCAGGCCCAAAACTACTAATAACTAACAAAACAAATATAAGAATGGAAATTAATCCTCGTCTTTGGCCTTTTTCTTCTTAGAATCTTTAGCCTTTTTATCTTTCTTAGAAGGCTTATCCTTTTTGGATTCCTTCTTAGGTTCTTCCTTCGGCTTAGATTCTTTTGGAGTCTTACCTGCAGCCAATTTTCTCTGAGCCATACGATATTTCTTCTTTTCTTCGGAAGTCATTTCTCTTCCGTCTACCAAAGGATAATCGTATTTAGTTGCTGTTCTACCTGAACTAGCTTTTTCCTTTTTCTCTTTTGCTTTAGCTTCCTTCTTAGCTTTCTTTTCATCTTCAGAAGCCTTTTTCATTTTTACCAGCTTTTTCTGATTAGCAGTGTCTTTCTCAGGATATTGGGCAGCAACTTTATCTCTTTCCTTGTTAAGTTTTGCCATAAGTTCTTTTACTGCCTTACCATGAGTTTTGTCCTTTGACCAATCCTTTGCAGGATCCAGGTTATTTTCTTTCAGGTAGTTTTCCAAAGCCTTTGCAGCTTTTGTGATTTCCGGAGTCTTATCAGCCGGTTTCTTTGCTTTTTTAGCAGGTTTTACTTTCTTTGTCATATCCTTATTAATTTATGAGTTTATATTTACCTATAGAAGTGAATCCGAATTAAAGGTAGGGATTTCCTTGATTTCTAGGATTTTTAATTCAATCCCTTTTACCATTGCACAAGTATGAAGATAATCAGATATCTCTCTTTGGGTTAATCCTGAGAAAATACTGGTTTTAGTTTCATTTCCCCATATATATTTCACTTCTAGAACTGGATTGTTAAGAATATCTTTTACTCTTTGTGATAAAGAATAAAGTTTTCTTTTCTGATACATAATATGGGCTTGGTGTTTCCTATATTCACCCATCTTACTTTGCTGCAAGGATATATGGGCTTGGTATTTATAGTATTTGATATCCTTGTATATTTCGGCAATCTGTGAAATTAAGGATGAGAAGGATCTTTTTTCCATTGTGGCCTTTTTATTTGGGATTGATATTCTAAAATCATTTCCTTAGCTTCTGATATTATGTTTTCTGTTAATTCCCTTTCTAAGGGATTTTTGCATACTTCTAGAAATGAAGTATAATCTTCTATCAGATTATTAAGTGCAATGATTTGTATATTCTTTCTTATCTCCTCTTTGGTTACCATAGGTTATGAAAATAAAAAAGCCCATCACCTTTATGGGCAATGGGCTTTGGATAATTGATATAATGTATAATCTTTATGGAGTTTAGTCTTCGTTTTCTTCAGAAGTTTCTTCTTCATCTACTTCCTCGTCAGTGTCTTTTTCTTTCTTTGACTTCGGAGTAGTGATAATACCATGTCCTTTCTTTGACTTAATTGCCAATTCTCCGGGAACAAAAGCAACCGATGTGTTTACTGGAGCACCATCTACTACCAATACTGAAGTTACCAATACTCCCTGAGCACCTTTCTTTGTTTTGATTGCATAACCGAAGTTCTGAACTTCTGAGTTATCAGAAATCTTGATAACATCGATTTGTTTACCGTTCGGTCTTTGACCTGCAGGACGGTTTTTAATAGCTTCCATACGAGCTTTGCGTTTAGCTTCTTTTTCAGGATCTTTTTTTTCCTTAGCACCCTTTTTCTTGGTGTCTTCTTTTTTCTTTGCCATAATCTTAATAAGTTTTTAAAAGTTGTGTTATAAATAAGTTGTGACTTCTACATAACCTAATAGTAGTTAATTTTTAGGGTAGGAGATGATCCCTACCCTTTATGCTAGGTAAATGGGTTATTTTTTACCCTTTTTACCTTTACCCTTAGCTTCTTTTTTAGCGGGCAATTTGATACCTAATTCCTTGGCAATTGCTTTACGGAGTTTCTCAATGTCTTCTTCATCGAAGTCGTCTGGATCAGTATCAAGGTCTTTGTCATCGCAAACATCTTCCAATTCTTCGAAGTCCATTTCAGCAAGAGCTTCTCCAGTCAGTTCTTCCTCTTCTTCCTCCTCGTCTTCTTCATCTTCATCGGAATCATCTTCCGATTCTTCTTCGTCTTCCTCATCCTCTTCAGAATCATCTTCATCTTCGTCATCTTCCGATTCTTCTTCATCCTCATCATCATCGGATTCTTCCTCCTCTTCTTCGTCTTCATCTTCTTCTGAACCGAAGATTTCAGATGCCTGGTCAGCAGTCAACATAATAGGAGCCGGGATAATCTTTACCGAACCATCTTCGTAAGTAATGATGATGTTACCGTTGATTTCTACTCTAGATACTTCTTTAAGTTCAACTTTCTTAGTTTCTTTTTTCTTAGCCATAATTGTTTAATTTTAATGGTTTGTTAATGAATATAGTTAATCACTCAGTTATAAGCTTTTTATACTTCTTTAGGAATGGTCCCAAAGATTCATGTGCATTATTAAATTGTTTTATGTTTTCTAGAACGGTATTAAACTGTTCCTGTGAAGTTATTTCAACTACTTCAGAGTTTATAACTTGGTCCACTTGATTATAGGTCATAATCTTAAAGGATTTGCCCTCAAATGGATTATATGGTCCATGTTGTTCTAATTTAGTGTTCATCGCTATATGATATTTTAGTTAAACCTGGAAAACCCAATTTACCCATCATTTCTGTGTATGATTGATATTTCCCTTTTTTCGAAATTTCATAGTTATCAGAAAATCTTATTGGGTAGACCCAAATTTCTGAATCTAGTTTCCTATTGGTCATGAAGTAAGCATACTTATTCCTTATTTTATAATCAGATAGAGGTTTCCATAGTTCCCATTGTAATTCTCTTATGAGATATTTATCTGGGATAATAACCTGATTCTGAAATTTCAGAGAAGCTTCTCCAAAGTCATCTAAGAAATCGTAGGCCTTTTTGAATAAGATACGATTAAACTTAATATGATATACCTTGGTAAGGAACAGGGCTATTTGCCAAATCCTAGGAGGGTGATTCAAGCAATCAAGGTTAAATTGGTTCTTTTCCCCTTGACTCAGCTTGTTGTATCTCCTGTAGGATAGCAGAATGGACCTGTAATCTCTTTTGCTTTCGATATTCAGGTGAGAATTCATCCCTATACCCGTATAATGCAATTTGGTATGCCCTGTTGAATGCCCTTCTTCCATGTTTCTTATAAATTTTATTCATTCTTACTACAAAATGCCTTCTCCTATGTTTATCCATTCTTGCTTCAGCAGGAAAGATAAATCTTCGTATTTTAGTTGGCTTACCCTTAAAGAATATCGATTGATGACCTTTCTTGGGTAAATCAGTTATGCCTTGTTTTATAAGATTCTTACCCTTAATAGTATGAATGTATAAATTGGCATCTACTCCTAATAAAAGAGTTAGGGTTCTTCTAGCATGGTATCTTGAAAAGAATCCTAAACCACATATATGTTTTTTATATAACAACTTCTCGGTTCGGTATTTACTTTCTGTTGCATATTGATATTTGGTCCATCCCCAATATTCATCAGGCCTCCAAGTCCATACATATATTAAGTCTGGGTATATTTTCCGATTATCCCTTGCTAGTTTTACCATTTAATTTCCTTTTTGCAGCCCTGTACCAGAGTTGAATGGATTTCTCATTAGCATCAGGGAATTTCTTTTTCATTCTCCTTACTACTCTCTCTTGGTCAAATCCCTTTTCGGTTAATTCATAACAGTAGGATTTCTTAGTACCCTTGATTAGATTAAAAGAATCCCTTTCTCTTGGAGGTTTCTTTTCTTTGGGTTTCTTTATACCTGGTACTCTTTTTAATTTTCGAATGCCATCTTCTCCTTCTTCTCCTAAGAATCCTAATCTTAATCTTGAATTACGGATTGGGTCAGTTTTATCATAACCAATTGCTTCCAATTGTTTATCTGCCCATTCATCATACTGGTCAATTAAGGATTTATCGGGTTTGTTAGTAGAGTTACTGATATACTTGATTAAATCAAATACTCCTGCAGCACAAGCATCTGGAAAAGGCATACCAAGGATTACTGCCTTTCTTTTAAGATCCTTGTATTTCATGTTTCTACCTGCAGCTCCTAGGAAATTTTGTTTTTCCTTTGATGGAGCTGGTTTATCTTTTTTCTTTTTTGCCATAGTTTTAAAATCTTTGATTGTAATAGGTTTGAGTTAATTCTTCATGAGTTACATACTCATAGGGAATTAATCCCATGTTATCAATCTTATCGAAGAGATCATTAGGTAAATCATAAGTGATTAACCATAAGTAATTCTCTTGAGTAATGTGGTTTGATACCATATCCTTAATTTTTGGGAAATTAGGTAATAGGTTCAATTTATCATCCTCCCAGCTATCACTGAATTGGTTGAGGATATTATTTGCTTTGTTAAAGCGGATGTCTAAGTTGGTATTCTTCATATTGTCTATATTAAAATTTTGTCTAATTAATTTTCTGATGCAAATATAATACTTATATATTATATAGAAAAATATTCTACTTATTATTTTAATATTAGCTGAGGATCAATAGAAGGAGTCTTCTTTCACTCTAGCAGCTCCTGGTTGAGGTTTCTTCTTTGGTTTTCGTTTTATGTGAGTGTTATAGGCCATATCCAATTGCTTCACATTGAAATCCATGTTATTTACCTGATTGTAATTCAAAGCCTTTTCGATACATAATCTATATTCTGGCCAAAACTTCTGACCTAGTTTTACAGTAGTAGTCTTGGCATTGAATTTAGATACCATGAATCCAAATGTATCTGCATCATCCTTATCCTCGAATATATACATGTAGAATTTACTGAATTCCCTCATTACCTCATCTGTAGGTCTTACGGGAAGTAATAAATATCCATCAGTATATAAATCTTCAGATATTAAACATACCCACCATTTCTTTATACTAGGCTTTACCTTATACTTAAACCTTTCTCTTAGTTTAGTATGAACCCATTCTGGTACTTTCTCTAATAAGTAGTTGATATAAATCTTTTCTTTCTTATTGGCTCTTCTTTTGAAAGCAGAGGGTTGCTGTACTTGCCTGGGTAATATCCTAAAGTTATTCCATCTATCGAATTCTAATATCAAACCTAGAGAATGTTTATCCCATTCATTATCTGAACCTTGTAGTCTTCTTATATTTCTTTCTAGATTACGAGTATTTACCTTAGGAACTAATTGGGAGGCATCTCCAGTATTTAGTAGAGCCTCTTTCCTTTTCATCCTTTTTTCTATGCAAGCCTCGATATAATCCTGGAAGTTTCTTTCACATGGGCAATCTGGTCTAAATATTGACTCATGTATTTCGAAGAAATCCGAAAATAATCGGAAGAACTTTTCAGACCTTTCTTTTATTTCTAGGTACTTATAATGAGATAACTTTAATATCTCTCCAGCTTCCCAAGAGGATTTACTCTCTGATAACTGAAGAAAAAGGGACTGCTGCTCGGTTGGAGTCAAACAGTCCCATGCTTTCTTTTGATATTCATTCATATTAACGCCTCCTTTTATTAATGTTCTCTTCTATCTTTTCAGAAGTAATAGAATTTGGGTCATAGTCAAAGTTATTACAATGTAATTTATCTGGGTCTGAATCCTGATATACACTGTAAAGAACACTATCAAAATCAAGAGTTACTTCCATTTTACCATGTTCTGGGTAAATAAGTACTTTTACTGTTCTATTAGTGTAATTTACATCTAATACCGTAGCATCTATACCTTCATAGGGATACCCTTTTAAAACGATGTAATCACCCGGTTTTACATTCATAAGGTCATCAACAGAATATTTCTTATTTGCTTTTGCTAATCTTATGAATCTCCTTACATCTTTTCTAGAACAAGTTGCAACTAATGAAAAATCATCGAAGTCTTCAGCATTATCTATGCGTACCTTCTTTTTTCTTTCGTGCATTGTTTCAGTAGATTTAAGAAAGGTTCTTATACCTGAGATATTTCGTTTTAGTTTATTTAAAAAAGGCCTTGAGAAAGCATTCTCTGTGGGCATTCTCATAAAACCATAATTGAAAAGTATAGGAACAGATTCAAATACCATCTTACCCTTTACTGTTCTCTTAAGTATATCTAGAGTTGGGATAATAACCTTGATATTTTCGTATCCCTTTTCTTTTAACTCTTTCTCGATAAGGTGATAATACTTTCTTTCTAGGTAGAAGATTACATAGGAGTATGGGATACGTTTTTTCATATTATGAGTTTTTTACGATTAACTTAGCTTGTTTGTGAATCATCTTGTATGGTACTTTTAATACCTCACTAGCCATGAATACCATAAGAGTATTCCCAGGTACTTGGATATACATTACCTTAGTAACATACTGGGCAATAATATCTCCAAGTTTAACACCTACTACAAAGAAAAATTCTGATGAGGGCATTGAATTATATCTCATACATAAGATGGGTACTTTCTTTGCCCTTTTAGCATCTTTACTTGCTTGTTCCCAGAATTTTAATATATCACAGGATTTATTACCCAATAATACATGTTCGAATTTGATGTCTTTGTAATTTTTACATTCTACCGAGATTTTACATCTATGGGCATGTCTTTCATCCTGACACATAATATCCGAAGACAAATCCCTACTCTGATGATTTGCACCAGAGTAAGGTGTTCTGCCGAATTTGAAAGAAGTCCATTCCGTAAACCATTTTGAGACTTTGAGTTCAAATCGATTACCTTTCTTTTTACTATTTGCCATAATTTCATTGTATTGTTTATGGATCATAGTGGTTTATAATAACTAAGGCCCTTGATTTTCTCTACTTGCAGGATCTTAGTATTTGATAAAGGTAATGAGTCGTGATGTGTTATTAAAAATAATGATTTACCGTTGAATATGTGTTTTATTAGGTTTATTACCAATTCTATGTTATCAGAACTTAGAGATTCAAATACTTCATCTAAGAATGCCAGATTAATACCCTTACTTGCAGTTAAAGATTCGTGCATTGCGAAAGCCATACATAGATTTACCAAAGTCTTTTCACCTCCTGACAGTTCATCATAATCAATAATGTGATTATCCCTTTCTATAAGAGTAACAAAATCCTTTCTAGTTGAATTAAGATCAATGTTAAACTCAATTCTAAAACCTAATACTTCTGAATAACTAGCTAGAGTACGATTTAATAAATGTAGTGATGAATCAAATAGATATGCCTTGATTCCATTGTTACCAAGAGGGTCATTTATCAACCAATTATAATTCTCTAACTCTAGTTCTCGGTTATGGTAATCTTCATCTACCTTTCTTAAATCCTTACGAATCTTTTTTAGTCTTTCTTTGTATTTAGTAGACATTACCTTTAGTTTCTGATTCTTAAGGTCTTTTATTTCCTGGTCTATATCTGCCAAATCTGAAGCAATATCGGAACATTCTTTAACTAGAGTCTTATACTTACTGCAGTTAAATTCTAGTTCATCTAATCTCTCTACGGATTCTTCATATAAGCTTTGAAGTTCCTCCCTTTCTTTAAATGCTTTACTGATGGGAGTAAGCATTTTCAATGCTTTCTTATATTGTTTATTCTTTATTAATTCTATGGACTCATCCACCAGTTCATTTAGGGGAGTACTTAGAGTTTCCTTATTTATCTTAATTCGATTCTTTATCTCTTGTACTGCTTTGGTTTGATTTCTTACCTTTTGTTCTATTGCTACATCTACTTCATCTGAAATATGTTTTTGTTTTGCAATAAGTAACGCAGTTAGGTCTTTCCGTTCTTCCTTTAGTTTCCTAGATTTTTCTCTAAGATCTTTCTTAAAGGATTTCTCCCTTGACCTCAAATCGAAGTAAGCTTCTTTATTGGCCTCTAATTCTTTCTTTAGTGAAAGGGATTCGGATTCTAATTGATTAATCTCATTTAAGATAACTGCCTTATCTTGATTAGCTATACCCTTTGCTAAATTTAGGTATTCTAAATCGAATACTTCCTCAAAAAGCTTTTTCTTATCCGAATTAGATTCTTGGATTAATCTCTTAATACCCTGACCGAACATAATTGAGTTCATGAATAACAGATAGGATAATCCTAGTTCTTTATTGATGGCATTCTGTAATTCATTCTTACCCTTGATATTAATAATCTCGGCATTTTTAATGATTATGAGTCTATCATTTCCCTTAGCACCATCCTCTAGGTAATCTTTAAATTTTTGACATCTGATTACCTTATATGAATCCTGGTTTTTCTGAAAAAATACTTCTACCATGGTTCCCTTATAATCTTTGGGTTGGTATTCTTTCCAGGTATTTACTTCAGATACTCCCTTTATATTTTTCCCATATAATGCCCATACCAAGGCATTCAGTAAAGTTGATTTCCCAAAACCATTAGGAGCTTTGATAAGAACCGTACAATCTTGGTTTAATTGTAAACTGAAGGAATCTATAGAACAGAATCCCTGTATATTTAACCTTGTGAATGTTAACATGATTCAGCTTTGTTTAAAGTATCAATTAAAAGTTGTTTCTTAGCATCATCCTTTATGCCTTTCTCCCTTAAATACCTTTTTGCTAGAGTTTTCTTAGAAACTTGCTTAGTAATCTTATGGTTTGTATTTACTTGAATACTAGTTTTCTTAGGTAAAATAGTGTAATAATTGCCATCATCCTTAATTTCATCTTCGGATTCAACATCTACGAATTTTGGGAATCCTTTCAATTCTACAAATTCCATAGATAAATCCGAATAAAGTTTCCAATATCCCAATTTACAATCTTTATCGGTTCTTCTCTGTTGTAAAGGAGCACCAATCATATAAACCTTCTTTGATAACCTCTGTGGTTTGTGTATATGACCGCAAAGGATTAAATCAAACCTATTCAGTACATTCAGATTTAGATTTTCTACTGAATCAATCTCCCTACCATCAGTATCTTTTGCTCCAGGATAATCTGTGTGAAGCATAAGGATATGTTTCTTACCTTTTTCTAATTTTAGATTCTTTAAGTAATCCGATAAACCTATATTATGATCTACATAAGGAACTCCATGAACAATAATATTTTTATGATAGGCAGATATGGGTCTATGGTGATAATCCATAATTTCTATACCATACCTCTCCACTAAATAAAGCCAACTAAAAGGATGTTTATTAATCTGACTTAATTCTTTTGTGCAATGATTTCCTGTTATAGCCAGTATATTTAGTCTATCCAGTTTATTAAATTCATTATAACATATCTTTGCTAAACTTTGGTCCATAGTTTCTGGCTTATGAAAGAAATCTCCACAGAATAATGCTGGGCAATTATACTCTTTACATTTCTCTTGTATAATCGACAAAACCCTGAAATGATTCAGGGTTCTTTTATTGTCTTCATTGAACTTAGCCCATAAATTTAGGTGTAAATCCGAGAAAACTATTGCTATTACTTGTTTCTTCATATTAATCCAATCTTGACATTATCATGTGTATTCTGTCGTAGAAATCTAATTGGGGTACTACTAATATATCTATTACACTTAAAGTACTCCACTGAGTTAACAGGTTACCCATTATATCTGACATCTGAGCCTGATAATACCTATTTTGGATTCTTTTACCATTGTCTTCCATTGGCCATTCTTTCATATGGTACATACTCAAGGGAAGGTATATTAATAAATCACATTGTTGAACTGTAAGATCTTTGCATATATCTAAGAAAGCATCTACTTCACATTCTGGGATATGAGTAGATTGTTTATATATGAAATAAGCTGCTAAATCTACATAACTACGGTCTGTTACAAAAGTTTCTTTATCCTTGAAAAGCTTATTTCTCAGATTCAACAATTGATAATCCTTGTTTATGAGTTCTCCACATTCTTGGTGTAAAAACTCAGCATGGTGCATCTCTTTTGTATCTGGCATTAAATCTGACATACTACCAGATATAAAGGGTATACCATATTTGGTTTCTATGAACTTTGCCAAAGTGGTTTTTCCTATTCCACTTGGCCCTACAAACATAATTCTTTTCATGATAACAAATCTTTAAATGGTTTCATAAATTCATTTGTCATAAAGGATGCTAAAGAGTATTCGATACAGACTTCTTTGAATTTCTTGTATTTTATCTCCTTATTAGCAAACTTTTTCATAGGTAACTTGGATAATGGTACTTCTTTTTGAAATAATCTTAAATCTATAAGCTTCTTATTCCTTTCTGCAATCTCTACATGAGAAGTTTGATGATGATGCTCTAGAAATTTATCCAAAGTACCATATTCGTCCAATATTTTCCTAGCTTTTACAGGACCAATACCCGGTATACCTTTAATATCATCCGAAGTATCCCCCACCATTGAAAGGTAATCTACTGTTTCTTCAGGAGAATATCCGAATAGTTCCTTACAATTACCCTGATGAATCATCTCATCTTTTCTTGGATTGTTTATCTTTACGTCTTTACCGATAAGTTGATTAAAGTCCTTATCGGATGATAGTATGATTACCTTCTCAGTGGGTTTTTTATTTAAAACTAGGTATGCTAAGAAATCATCTCCCTCATATTTAGTAGAATTATGCTTATCAAAAACATATTTAATTCTTAGGAGCTTAAGCATACCCATAATAATACGTTTTTGAGATTGAAGAGATTCATAATCTACTGAAATATTTTTCCTATGTCCCTTATAATCTGGTAACAAAGCATCTCTATAAGGAGAGTGTCCATTATCAAAAGTTATAATAACATCATCTGGGTCCCACCTATGTAAGAACCCATGTAATGATCTAAAAAATCCGAATATTGCTCCACTTGGTTTTCCATCGGTAGACTTAAGCTTTTCGAATTTGTGGAAACTTTGATGAAGTATATTCTCTCCATCTATTAGTAATATTGTTTTCTTACTCATCGTCTTCCTCCTCTTCATCTTCTGATTCATTATAGGATTCGTATTCTACTCCATCTATGGGATAACAGTTTTCTGTAAGAGCTTCTAGTTTCTTACGAGTAGTACCAATGGTATTTATATCTGCTTTCCTTAAAAGCTTTCTTCTTAAGTCGTCGTCTTCTTCCAAAAGCTTTTGAAATTTCTCCTCTCCTCTTGCAAGAGTTTTATCCTTGAGTTTATATACTCCACCTGAGGATTTAACGATTATATCGTTTTCTACCAATACATCTTCTAATCCAAAGCATCTATCAAATCCAACCTCATGGAACTTAGGATTGAAGTATACTGGGCATTTGCTGATTGTAGGTCTTGGAGGAGCAACTTTATTTTTAATAAGTCGAACCGTGACGAGTTTCCCAGCTTTGCGTTCTTTACCCTTTTGCTTAACAGTGATAGATCTTCCTGAATAGAAAGCAGCTCTGATTGAAGCGTAGAACTTAAGTGCTGCGCCTCCTGTAGTTGTTGTATTATCTTTTCCGAATCCAACATTCAATGCAGTTCTTAATTGATTAATATAAATCTGTGTAACTCCCAGTCGATAAAATAATTCACTTCTGATACGGAAGTATTTATACAAAGCCTTTGCTCTACCTCCCATCTCTGCTTTAGCATCCGTCATTTTTGAATCTATGTTATCTGCACAATCCATAGCAGCAACTGAATCTATTACCAGAAGTATGGGCTCATTGTGTATTAACTGAGATCTGAAATATAATGCTAAGTCTGCTACTGCATCCGCAACATTCTCAATACGAGTATCATTAACTACTGTAACTCTTTCTGGATCAACTCCATTAGTTTGAGCCCAGGAATTCATCCATGATTGTTCAGCATCTACCCATATTACATGCCCTCCCAGTTGTTGACATGAATAAGCAAAGTTGTAAGCTATAAGTGATTTACCAGAGGATTCTTCTCCTGCTACTTCTAGGATTTTACCAAATGGGATTCCTCCACCAAAGGTATAATTCAATGCAAAGAAAGTACTTGGTAACCATAGACCTGTTTCTTTTGTTTCAGAAGCAAGTACTATTGATGACCCATATTTCTTTAGTAATTCGTTTTTAGAGGGAACTTTTAAACCCACTTTTCCTTTTGCCATACTGTAATGTATTAACATAAATAAAGGAGATAACCAATTTCTTGAATTACCTCCTCTACCAACCATTTATAAAACCAATTTATCAAATATCTGACTTATACTTTCTCTTTTTCTTCTTAGGTTCATCATCATCCATGTAGTGATCCTTATGAATGCCTTTCTTTTTCTTCTTTGGTTTTTCATCCTCTTCATCAGAATCTCTTCCTTCTTTTAAGAATGATGCCAAAATTTCTTCCAGTTCATCGTAATCTTTAATCTGAGATCTTACTATGGATTCCAAATCTACGTTACCTGAATACTTCTTGTCAAGTTTAGTAGGTTTACATGCACGAGCAGAATATGTAGTATCATTCTTACCTGAACCAGAACGGATAATTTTTATATCGTATCCAGTTCTTGGGTCTGTCATATCTCCAGCTTCGTCTTCATCCAAGTAAAGGTCGATAATATCCTGGTATACTGATCTTGGGATTAATACTCCCTTATCTTTTCCTTCATAATCTACCTTAGTACCTTTCTCATCTGAATATACTATTCCACCCACTACGTATTTTGTTCTTGGTACCAGCATCTTTGCAAGTTCCTGGTCATCTGGGTCTTTTGAGTTTTTCAGTTCTTGGTACTTTTCCATAAATGGGCATGGTTCATCAAAAGTAGCCGGGGAAATAACTCCTCCCAAATCTTTATTCAGATAGAACTGAATCAATTCAATACCCAATTCTTGATCATCGCCTGGGGATTTGATTCTCATTCTTAAGGTTCCCTCTTTAGGGAATACCAATCCACTACCATTACCCTTGGATTCTAATTGTTTTTTCCGGGCTAACATCTTATCTTTAGTAGTCATGCCACTAGAAGATAATTTCTTTTTCTTTTTGTCCTTATCTTTAATCATATCAATCTAAGTTATTGGGTTCTGAGTATGAAATCTCATTTAAAGCTAATACGGTGAACAGACCCTTTTCATAAAAGGGTTGTAATTCCTGAGGTAAACAGTTTTTATCGAATTGATGTTCTTTACCAGCATACAGTCCATACTCGATTATACGACCGATTTCTACGTGGTCCTTGTAAGTTTGATATTCTTCTGTGATTACACCAGATTTAATAACAACACCCTTACGAGGAACTCCTTCCTTTACCATATCTGGGATAATAACCCCAGAAGCAGTGGTATTAATCTCTTTGGGAGAATATACCAAGATTTTATTTTCTACAGGCAAACCTGGAATACTATTACCAAGCTTCTTAGCTACTAGAGTTGATATAAGTTGTAAATTATACATATATTTATAAAATTTAGTTAGTAATCTTTTATAGTTCCTACTGTAACTTACGGATATTGGCATTAAGAGTTCTTAAGATGCCCTCTCTACTCTCATAAGCTTTACAGATAGCTATAAATTTATTAGCTTTAGCTGCAGCTTTTAGATACCTTTTGCAAATAGATTTATATTTGGGATTTATATTAGCCTTATGAGATACGTAATCATTATTGAACCTCTCATTAGAATCTTTTATAAATACCCATGCAGCAGAATATGCTTCCTCTTTTTCTCTTGCTAAAGCATCTCTTTGTTTTATATACTTATCTCTTAATGAAGCAAGTATATAATAACTAGAGGGAGAATCCTTTAGCTGAGAATTTAATAAGTTCTCATTGATAGATAATTCCTTTTGAATATCTATTTCTAAGGTTCTACCCTCAAATACTACCTTAAGTTTATTTATCTCGGTTTTCATCTTTCAACTTAAAAACGTTTTTCATATCTTCTGCAGAATACTGACCACTTTTGATATCTCTCTTAACTTGTAGGAAAGCAATCTTAGCCCTAGAATCTAATTTGGGATAACTAGTAAGAGATTGATATTTATCCAACAGATTATATAAAGAGTATAATCGTAAATCGCAAAGGTAATCTATACCAGCAACTTCAAGTAATTTCATGAAGATTACATAAAATCTAAGAATAGTATCATCAAAGCATTCTACTGTTTCTTCATCCATCTTAGAAAGTGAATGAGTTCTGAGTGATTCTATGTTTGAATTGAGAAACCTTATGTGTTTTCGGATAGAGTTTATTAACCTTCGGTCTTCATGATGAAGTGTTTTGTGTAATCTATCCAAAATTTCATCCATTTCTTGGAATGATTGTTCTAATACTCCGGATAATATGTAAGTTACATTGATTACCTTGTCAGCCTCTTTCTTTAATGTGTCACATTTTTCCATAATCTAAAATTTATTTTATTTATGTGGACATAGTATCCTCTTTCTTCACTTCTGTAGGTGATTTTGGATTTTCTTTATGACTTATCTTAAATTTACAGCTTGGGCATTCTACTACTCGTATAATCTCATAATCCGTAGGAGATTCTAAAAATTCACTACGTATTTCACAAGCATCGTATTCAAATTCGCAATCACATACTGGGCATTTAGCTCTCCATACCGTGGGTCCGTTTAAAATCTTCTTCATGATTTTCGTAGTTTAACATTATGTTTTCTTAAAATACTATAAAGTAGTTTAGTGGATATCCTAAATTCTTCTAATATATCTTTTCTGGGTATTCCAATATTGTATTGATATATCAACTTATTTTCATCCACCTTTTTCTTCTTACGAAATGGGAATCTACCATCTCTTATACACTGTTGAATATTATCTCTTGGAGTACCCCAATATAAATTACTTACCCGATTATTTAAAGGATTGTTATCCTTATGACATACTACTAAAGTATGATTATCATTTGGTAAATAAACTTCTGCAACTAATCTATGTCGATATAAATTAGCTCTTTTACCAGAATCAGATATTAGATTATTAGATATATACCCAGTACTCTTTGCTACTGGTTTTATCAATCTCCAAGTACCACTATGAATAGAATATAATCGGCCATTCTTACATATGTGATATTTAGAGAATCCTTCAATAGGCATATTACTAATGTACTTTCTTTTCATATCCCTCTTTATATTTCTTTATCTCCTTCTTGAATATTTTAGGGTAATCTTTTATCTTTATATGCTTATATTTCTTATGCTCTTCCATGTACTCTTCTACTGAAAAATCGGGTTCGAGCATTTTTCTATAATCATATCCAGGAATAAAAGGTAGTTCTTCTGCCATCGATCTACCTATAACAAAGTCCATTTCCATATCTAGATCGTCTATCTGAAAACCAAAATAGGGTTTAGTTAATGGGTTTCGATAAATTTGCCACATCTCATAAATACTCCAGGTATTTATATTTTCTGGTTTAGTGATTTGGTAATTAGCATCATGAACCAAGCATACTGATTTTGTAGGAGGTAATTTTCCTTGTCTCATAAGGTAGTATATTAATATACTTCCAAATAAACACATATCTGATGCTGCAGATTGACAAGGGAAATTCAAGGCTAATCGTAAAGCATAAGCTTCTTCTCCTCTATCTGAAGAATAAATTTGGGGTAATCTTCGTTTTCTACCAAATAAAGAAACTAAGTACCCATTCTTTCTAAGGAATTTCTCTTGTTTCTTTAAGAAAGTTTTTAACTTAGGATGTTGACCAAAGAATATATCCATTTCCTTTTGGGCTTCTTCTGGTGTAACTATGATACCCGATTTGGGGTCAGATAATTTTACTGCTAGTAATTTAGCACCAATACCATAAATAAGTCCAAATGCAATCTGTTTAGCTTGCTTTCTCCTTACCTTCCATATCTTATGATCTGGATGGTTTTCATCTTCATATATTTTTAAAGCTTCATCATAAGATACATGATATTTAGTAGCAGCAATTGCCAAATGAGGATCCTGACCTGAATTAAAAGCATTTAAGTAAGTTTCATCTCCAGATAAGTGAGCCATAATTCTTAACTCTGCCTGGCTAAAGTCACTAGCAATATAAAGGGTTCCTTTTGGAGCAACTAATTGCTTCTTTATATTTGGGTCTACTGAAGTCTTAGGTATTTGTTGAGCATTTGGTTCTGCTGAAGATAACCTTCCTGAAGTAGTTCCATGAATAAGGAATCTTCCATGTAATCTATCATCATCTTGGGTTTTCTCATGCCAACCTTCAATATAGGTTTTATACATTTTCTCTAAACCTCTCAACTCTAATAAACTATCCAAGAATACTGCCTTTGGTGAATCAGGTTTTTTGACAGTTAATCTTAAGTTAGTAAGAGTTTCTTCATCAGTACTTGGTTTACCAGAATCATTCTTTTTGATTACCTCAAAATTAAATCCTTCCTCTGAATACATTAATTGAGGTAAATCTACTGAACTACCTAAACTTACAGGTCTAATTAACTCTAATTCCTTTTTCGTAGTAAAAACTCCTGCTCGTATATTAGCAATCTTTTGTTCCCTAGATTGTATCTTTCTCTTATCTACTCTAGGGTCTAAATTTTCTATCTCTTCCTCTAATTTAGCAATGTATTTTTCAATCTTGGATTGATTATATAGTTTAGTAAACTTCTTTACTTTAGGCAAATTATATATTGCTTCCTTAGCTGCTTCTATCTTTGGTAAGTAGGAATCTAACAATTCTTGGTTGAATGCCCTATCTACATATAAACCATTCTTTTCTACAGAAGTTAATACCCTAGAAGCAGTCATGATTAAATTACGGTAAGTATTATATAATCCCAAGTCAATTAGCTTCTTTTCGAAGAAAAGCATTAATCTAAGAGTATAATCAGTATCTTGACATCCATAGTGGCAAAGAGGTTCCATTTCTTTTTTATCCCATGGAATCTTATCGAATTTATCTTGCTTTTCATAATCTCCGTATTCTGGTAAATACCTTCTTACCATAGACTTCAAGTCATTGGGTTTTTCTTCATTCAAGAGATATTTAGCAAGCATACCATCCAAACATACTCCTCGATAATAGATATTATACTTCTGAAAGATCTGGTCATCGAATTTGTAGTTCCAAGCAACTTTAACTACATTTGGATTTTCAATTACCTCTTCACCAAATTTACGAAGCATCTTTTTCCAATCCCAATCACTAAAAGTATACTTTTCAGTTTCGAAATGATCTAAAGGTATAGAACATCCAAAACCTGGTTGAAAAGTTACTGATAGTATAGTTGGTTTAAAAGATTTGTTATATATTGGCTCGGCATTTGTTTCAAAGTCTACAGAAGCATAACCAGTTTGCTTACAGCATTGGATAAGTTTCTTTAGCTCTTGTTTATTGGTTATAATCTTATATTTCGTTTCCATACTAGAAGTTTTTTAAATAAAATAAGGAAGTATATCTTCCCAGACCTACTTCCTTAAACCTGATATGAGTTACTTTAAATCATTTTGCGAAAATGACATCAAAACAAAATAGAAATAAAGCATGTATTATATGATAGTATCCTCAAATACTCTTAGAGAACTGGCTAACTTATCCCAGTCTTTTTGATAAGTATGTAATGAGTCTATAGTGTGATACAAATAACCTGGTTTTACTCCAACCTCTTTAGCTACATATTCCATTAGTCTCCATGCAAGGTATACATCATTACCAAAGTGAGTAACAAAGTCCGAACTTCTTTGGTGATAGCAAATGTGTAATACCTTCTCTCCCTTACTATTCTCTCGGATAAGGAAATCATAGTACATAGAGCAGGGTATACGTCTACTACCATCATACCAATCGGTATCTAATCCGTCCATATCACCATTGAATATTGGTAATACTGCTTTACGAGTGTCATTATCGTCCTTCAGTAATCTTATCAATGGTTTAATAACATGGATGATTCTCTCATTATAGGTATAATCAAATTTACCATTTACCAAGAACTGTTCCCATAAATCTTTTCTTAATTCCCAAGCTTTACCTGGATTAATTATATCAGAGGTATCAATCCTTTCTTGAAACTCAGCATCTGCCCATTCCCTAGACCTTGAATAGAAGAATAACCACGTTGGATCTTGCAAAGAAGTTAAGCAATATTGTTGGCAAATGATCTCTTTAGTTACAAAATCTTCATTACCTTCAATATTCTTATTCTGGTAAGTCTTTGGTTTTACAGTTTGACCATAACTGTTGAGTTCTCTGCCCATTTCAGACATTAACTCATAACTACTGCTATAAATTCTCATTTCTTCTGTTTTAAAAGTTTCTTCTTATATGCTTTACGTTGAGAGTAAGAGATTACATTCTCGGGATATTCGATATCTTCATATTCAAGAAGTAATTCCTTTGCTTTCATAGATTTATATGTTTCCTTATATAAATCTGGTCGAAGCACTTTAAAACTTCTAAAGAATACCTTAAAACTAGAGAAATCTTTCTCTTTACCGTTTTGAAATTTATCAAATACCTCATTCAACCTCTTTATCCAAGAATTTTCCTTATCAGTTCCCTTTAATACCTTCTTCAAAGGTTTATGAGTATGATACATCAGAAGTGTTTCTACATTCCCATACATTTGAGTGGCAAATAAATTGATTTGTACTGATTGTTCTGGTCCGTACACATATTCCGCCATTCGTTGTATTAGTAAGAAGTCGAAGATTAACCTTTTTGTTATCTCGGATGCCCTGATTACCATTGTAATAACAGGTATGTCTTCCCCAAATCGTTTGGAGAATGTAGCAGCAATTAAACATTGTTTACCGTTATCGTGATGATTATTAAACATATAAGTAACGTTGTAATTCTGATTATACTTGGTTTTTAGTACTCTCAGCTTACTACGCAATAAATCAAGCTTATTGAAATCAATGTAATTGTTCAGTAAGCTTGTCCACTTAGTCTCTTTATAATTGAAACATCTACCATAATCAAAATCTGGGTCTACCCAAGCTTTACGTATTTTTATAAATACGTTATATACCACAGCTACTCCACTGTTTGCGGTAGCACCTTTTGCAAATAAAGATGGTTCTAGTCTTAGAAATCCTTCATTTAACTTTTCCCATGCTTCTTGTGAAGTAGCAAATTCTAATGAATGGATTTGCTCTTCTGTATTAAGCTCTAAGCCATTTAATTGTTTATTCCAACCTGACACAAATACCTCCTTTCATTAATATTGTGTAGTGATTCTCCATTCATTCAACCGTTCTTTCTTGAAATACAGCTCGTATATACCCAATGGAGTAAATCCCATTATTGATAGAAATCCCATATAATAATAGAATGCCTCTACCAGCCTATCCTGGAATTCTAGTTCTTTAGTTATTACTGGTGACTGTTTCCATGTACGATTCTTAAGAGTATTTCTAGCAAGATTCAAAACATACACTATCTGAAACAAAATATTTTTCTCATCGGTATGCAAATTTGGACTCATTTCCTTGAATCCCTTTATATACTCGGAAGTTTTATCCTCAATTGTTTCGGATATTAGCTTGAAATTTTTGAATATACTACTAACGGCATCCATCTCTAAAATCATATGAATACCGAATGCCATTACATCTTCTAAGTTTTCTACTGCCTTTTGCCCTTTAGTCAGTTCTTTGTTTGCCCAACTATAGATATCCTCTGGCAATATATTAGCATATATCAGAGCTGATAAGAAGAATCCTATTGCATCTGCTTGTTCTTCATTAGCATTCTGTAGATTGTTGATTATCTGAATCTCTTCTACGTCAGTATATAAATTGGTATTCCATCCCTTGTTTTCTAGAATATCATTTATATTAGAAGTAGATTCATAACCCTCCATTAACTCCTCTACTACTTGAGATATAAGGGTTTTCATAAGAGATTGATTTTTAGTACTGTTAATATCCATGGGATATTCTGGTAACCTTTCTAAGGGTTTATAACAGTCTAATTGACGATAGCCAATCTCATACATATTCTCAAGTTCAAGCCCCTGTTTGATTTCAGGGGCTTTTTCTTTCAGATTAGAAATATCCATAGTAATTATTCTTTTTCTGGTACTGTATGATAAGAGAATAAATGTAATACTTGAACTAATACACTTCCAGCTTCGATTCCAATAATCTCAGAAGTTGGGTTGAATACACTTACCACTACTTCATCTCCTGGAACTTGACCAAGTACTTCTATACCGTATACTAACCCACTGTTGATGGAATTAGTTTCTTCATTTGCAGCTTTCAGTACAGACTTAACTGGAGTGAATTCTTCAATATGAATACCGGTTGGGATTAATAACCTGGTGTTCTGACCAAGAACGATAGTTTTAATATGACCCTCACTGTTTCTATCTAAGTCAAAAGATACTTTACCGAATCCTTGTGGATTGAAGATTCTATTCAACCAGTTCCATTTCTGTTTGATTACTCCGTTATTGTATTCCATGAGAATATCAATCGTAAGATCTTCAGGAAGATACAGATAGAATCCCTGGTCTGCTTTCTTGGGATATTTTACCTTTCTTGATACTGTATACTTTATATGAGAATTCTCTATCAGTTGAAGTCTTCTTTCGTGATCTTCTACTTTAACTTCTAGAGTTTTAATCCGTTCCTCATGATTATTTAGTTTAGATTCTGCAGTATCTAATCTAGTATCAAGATTATGTATCTCGGTAGCATGTCCGTTCACTACACTGTTTAAAGTTGAGTATCGATTCTCTAATACCGATATCCTATTCGCTAGTTCATCTAAAGTTGCCATATATTATGATTATTAATTGGTTGATCCGAATCCATTGTTACCTCTTGTTCCCCAATACTGAGCATCATTGTAGAATTCTTCATGAGTTACTTCTTCGGGTTCTGTAAGATAAATGGGTACATGAATAAACTGTACTAACTTGGTTCCAGCTTCTATTATTTGAAACTCATGAGAAGTATTATATATACCGATATGAATCTCTCCAGTATAGGGAGAATCTACTATCTCGGCAGTATAGATAAGCCCTTTCTTAGTTGATATACCAGATTTGTTTGCTGCCATCAGCATAGAAGACCTTGGTTCTAATAAACCTTTGATACCTGATGGTATAAGTATTCTAGTAAAGGGAGAAATATAAATTACTTGTACCTGATTATTTGAATTATATTCAAGTGTTACTTTACCAGGTTCAGGTATTTCACAATGGAATATTAACTGTGGATTAGCTTTTACTAAATCCTGTAGAGTTAAATCTTCAGGGATATAGAAATCCAATCCTGCATCTCCTTTGTTTCCTCTTGATGGAGACTTTACGTCTCTTACTTTGATAAATCTGAATTTGTTCATATTATATTGCATTGTTTTAAAAGTTGGCCATAAGTTAATGTTGATGGATCTCCCTTGTGAATACCCAGAGAGTTCATCATCCTCCTTACATCTCTGCTTCCATTGCCGCATACATTAGCAAGTATATCCTCTTGTTTCACATAGTAATTTGGGTTGTTAAGGTATACCTTGAACATAGCCCATATCATTTCTATTTTTGCATTCTTTATAAAGTTCTCTAATACGTTTTCTTGGTACTTCGAATTTCTCAACGGTTTTGGTAATAACTTCTTTTCTTTCTTTCCCTTTCCGAATCAAGCCTCGGATGTATTTCTTGATTCCAACCGTGTCTTCTAATACATCCAAATCTTTGTATTGATTCTTCTGTTCTAGCTCTTTCCTTGTGATATTCATATTCTGTGACATCTTGAATGCACATAATTCTGAGTCTCCACATAGTTTACATTCTTTAGTTGATAAATCATAACCAATACCAAAACAAGGGTCTGAATTAGAACCCAGTTCTGCAATATTAATAGGTTCTAAGGGATCCTGATTCTTGATATCAGGTAAAGTTTGTTTCTTCTTTGCCATAATTCCCAATTTAAAATTCTTTATGATAATATCTTATGATTTGAACATCCATCATCTCATCTTGATACAGAGTAATATATGAATGTCCTATACCATTTATAAATAGTTCCCTGATAGACAGAAGAATGGGTGGTACTTCTATTTCAGAAGTATATATCTGAACTTTGATTAATAACCCAGATTGAAAATGAATCATAAAATAATATCGAATTTCATCAGGCTTATCCCTGGATTTTTTGATAGGAGTTATATATTCTATTCCTATACCATTGAATATATGTTCTGGAGGTATTACAGAACAATTGAATAATGATTTGATTTTTTGTAGAATCTTCATTGTTTATGATTATTAATGGTTAATGCCTCTTAACGTAACATGTAATATACCTTTCCTCCTACGGAGAAAAAGTATATACTCATAGTCAGAAATTATTATCCTTGAAAAGGCTTATGTCTAGGGTACTTATCCCAGAGCTTACTTAACCGGATAACTTTAAGTCCTTGATCTTGATAATACTTTCTTCTATGATTCCCATGCCTACTTAAATAATTCCCAGGATAATGTAAATCATCTAGGTAAACTTTGGATTTGGATTCATCCTTTCTTACCAATCGTCCTAAGAACTGAATTGATTTTTCTTGAGAATCCATACTGGCAGTATTCAACAGATATCTGAGCTTAGGAAAGTTTTTACCTCGAGCAATAATTGTAGTTGATACAAGGATATCTATTTTACCTTCCCTAAAATCTTTCATTATCTGTTGTCTTAATTTAGTATGAGTATTAACATGAACACAGGCAATATTATATTTATTATCTAGCTTCTTTTTAAAGAATTTGCATAGATTTTCACAGTGTGCAATATGCTTACATACTACGAGAGCAGGATATCTACCTTGATTAAGGTTCCATTTCAACCTATCTAATGCCATGGTCCAGGCAATCTTATTATGGGTAATGGAATCATCATATATTTCATTATAGGACATACAATCTGATTCCCAATTACCAAACCAAGGTTTACCTTCTACTGTTTTTACAATTGTCTTTGTTGAGTATCCTTTCTTAATCGAGTCCTTAAGTTTAAACTCTGCTATTACATCGCCAAAGAAACAACGTAAATTCATATTCTTAACTTTATCCTTGGCAAGCTTACTCATATAAATGGTACCAGATAATCCGATTCTAACTCGGGTATTAAATAACCTAGTGATCACATTCTGATATTGCTTACTACCTCCTTGGTCAGCTTCATCGATTAATACCATATCAATCTTAGCAAGTTCATTCTGATAATATTTCATATTCCGAGAAATAGATTGAACCATACCAATGGTAAAATTACTCCAGTTTAAAACTTTACCCTGAACAAAGGTAATGTCTTCTCCTGGTAGATATTGCTTAAATTCATCTCTAGCTTGATTTAACCAGTCAGAGTCATTGGTTATAAGCAAAGTCTTTAATTGCTTCTTATAGGATAAATATAAAGCAGACATAATCAGAGTTTTACCTGCATTTACTGTATAATCTAATACCCCAATCTGAAAAGGTGTTTCACCTAGTTTATTAGATAAGATTGCCTTAACAGCTTTCTCTTGTTCGGGTCTTAATTTATACTTACCTATCTGAGTTACAACTTTACTGACTTTAGGTAAAGGTTGTCTCATATCTACTATGATAGGCTTAATTCCAAGTTCAATACATCTTTTATATACTGAAGGAAGTAAGCCTATCTTAAATTGACCAGTCTTGGTTATATACTTTATTTTGCCATCCCAGTTTTGCATACCCCGTTGCCTAGTACGGAGGTAAAAGGCATTGGGGTGTCTGATAGCAAATTCGTTATATAACTTCATTGCATATTTTAGGGGTATATCTAATTCTGCAACGTTACAATTACGAATTATGATTTTCATATGATTACTGTTACTAATTTACATTTCTTAGGTTCGTCATCGGAATCCTCGTATTCTTTCAGAGCTTTCTTTAAAAGAGAAATGTGATATTCTTCATCAGCAATGAATTTCTGGATAAGATAGGTAACTGGAATATAATCACTTCTCTTTATATACTCTTCTTTTTTATTCAGAGAATCGAATACTTTATAATATTCTTCTAGAGTTTCTTTTTCTGCTTGTAATGATAATTTTAAAGCAGATTCTGCCGAAGTACCAAGATCTATTAGGGGATGTACAGTTAACTGATTATTTCCTGGTATATCGGTGTCCATTACATCAGAAGCTTTTAATAAGAAGTCTCCCAGCTTATCATAATGTACCATCTCTACTAATCCGATACCAAGCATCAATTCTCCTATTTCTTCAAACCTAGCCTGATGCTGAGTATACATAAGGATTGAAGCTAATTCTGAATACCGAGTATTTTTATATAAATCATACAAGGGCAAGATTATTTCCTTAGGCCATTTCTGAACCATAGAAATATCTGGGTATTCTACTTTGCTATCGGAATAATCCAAAGCATTTACTGTGGCTTCTGCCATTTCTTCTAAACGATTTTTAAAAGCTTTCATGATTGATTAATTTTTGACCAGAGACTTCCTTCTATTTTAGGAGCCTCCGATGAGGATTGATTTTTATGTTTAAATAAGTATTTATTATACCTTTCTATAGCCTTGTCATTATACATCTGACTTGGTTCAGGTAAACCATTACACCAAGCAAGGGATTCAAATTGAGCATCTATGAATTGAATTGGGTCCCACCCTTTCTCTGATAGAAATTTATCTAACCTTACAAAGTGTATATATTTATCTGGCTGATTAACGAATGATTCATATATGCCAGTAACATCCGCTACTCTCTTTATAAAGTAATCATGTATAGCTTTAGCATTACCAGAATCCTCTTCCATTTCCAAAGTAGCAGAATATAAATCTGATATCTTTTCTGACATAACCGATAACCTGTTTAAAAGATTATTGTAATTACCGTCCATCTTCTTGATACCTAGTTCGATATATTTAATAAAACCTTCCCGGGTATCCAATTGAAAATCTTCACAGAATTGATTACAGAGCTCAGCTATCTTTTTACATACCGCCCAATTTCTTGGTTCTGTTTCTCTTATTTTTCTAACTCCTCTATGCTTTAGTTTTATACGAGTTGCATATATAATATCAGCAACTAAAGCAGCATCTCCCTTAGATGCTAGTAAAATGTTAGAAACTTTCTTAGTTGTCTTATTGTTTGTAACAACTACAACTCTAGTATTTATTGCTTCTTTTCGTGCAATAACAAAGAAAGCATCAATCGGAAAATTATATACCTCTAACTGAGATAGGATTTTTTCGAATTGATGCTTTGTGATATGAATAGATGGATCTCTCATACTCTCTTTTTTCTAAGTTTACCGCACTTCTTACACTTTAATGGGATTTCCCAACAATCAGTATATTCAGTTTTATGTAATACCTCCCAATCATGGAGGCATAGGTATTTAGCTTTTATAGCTTCTAATAATTGTTTCATATCTTTTAATTTAAGTTTATATATTATAATAGGAAATCCTCAATCCAAGGAGTTTCTGAGTCTGCTAAATCTAGATAAGGTTATTATCCCATCTAATACCAGATTTATACTGAGATACAATCTTATTTATATGCCTTTTACTTATACCAAATATAATACTTAGTTTAGATTCAGGAACCCTATAATTGATCCTTAAATCTACGATCATATTTCTAGTTTGATTAGTTATAGAAGAATTACTATGAGCTTCTCCTCTAGCTATTAAAGCCGAAGGGGTTTTTAAATTACCATCTCTATAAGCTTGGAGGATATTTTGGAGACTGGGTACCCCATTTTAAGTTTTTATAATGATTATTTTCGGGATTATTATCTAAGTGCATTACGATATCATAGATATCGGGATTAGGATTTTTAACCCAAGCTAAAGCTACTAACCTAGAAACTTGTAACCATTTAGAATTGATTCTTACTCGTATACGACCAGTACTAGAGCTATTAGAAGTTTTTCTAAGTTTCCAACTTCCCTTTTTATGAGTATACACTTTACCAAAGATGGTAATGTGATATCCTGGGTATCCTGGAATATTCTCTTTCATAGGCTATTTTTTAATTTTACTAAATCACTATAAGATTGATATCTTGTTTGATATACCAGTTTCATAACAGCTGGTCTTTGAAGGTCGTTACAATCTTTACCTTCAGGCAATTGTATAACTTTGACCTTTTTATAAGCGACCAATTTGAAAGCCAGGTTGATTGAATATTTGATGGCATCAGGGTCCAGGAGTAATATAAATCTATTAACTGGAGATTTGATAAGCTGGTTAACTTGGTAAGCACTGATTGCCTTACCCATGGTGGCAATAGCCCTGTCTCCCATAGTAAGTGCATTGATTGCTCCTTCACAGATAAATATCGAACTATACATGTCGAGGGCATCTTGATTGAAGATAATAAATTCCTTTCCAAGTCCCGTAATATCTTTATTTGGATTATTGTATCTTGGGCCCTGTCCAATAACATTTCTCGCATTGTAATACCTGAGCGTGCCCTTATAATAATAGGGTATGATGAGGTACCCAAAAAAAGGTCCCTCAGTGGCAACATATCCGATACCGTGTTTTGATAATTCTTCGATAGTGAACCCACGGCTCGACATGTAACTTCTAATGCTTCTTGCAACTTGTGATGTTCCTTGATTAATGAGTTTAAACCCATCTGGAAGATAGACGGGCTTAGCATCGGATAATTCAATCTTCTCTTCTGAGAAAGCTTTGTCTGTAAAGTTTCCATTATCTAGAAATTTTAAAAGTTCGGCATAAGTATCAAATCCCTCAACATCCATTACTAGTTGAGCAGGATTCATATGATAATTGCATCTAAAACAATTGGTACGGTACATAGAAAGATTAATTCCCATCTTATGTTCCCTATGACAGAATGGGCATACGGGTAATTTCATCCAACCGTGTTTATATTTGTAAGCGCCCAAGCTCTTAATAAAATAATTGTAGAGCTTGGTTTTAAATTCATTAGTGATCTTACTCATGGTTAAAATGGTAATGGGTCATCGTATTCGGCATATCTTTTCTTTAGCCTACGTAATTTATCTAGGTCTTCGCATTTCAGTACCATTTGCTCAAATAAAGTAACTACCTGTGACCTGAGTGAAAGTAATTCTTTATGTTCTTCATAGGATTCCTTTGAAAGGAAAAGTTCCCATCCTCCCCATTTAGCAGATCTCCCATCTTCAGAGAAGAACTCCCTTAAACTTATATTAACTCCAGTAAGTTTTATATACTTGGGACCCACTGAATATACTTCTGCATATTGTGGAGTACATCTTGAATCTGAAGGTACTAAGTAAACCTTCTGACCTTTTTGAATTCCTTCTAATCTCTTAATCATAATCTTAATGTTTTAGGTTTATATATCTCCTTGTTTCTTATTATACTTATCTTCGTTAGCATCAGGATTCCCTTTCTTCTTAAGAGATTCCTCAAGCTTTTCACCATATATTTCATCGTACTGTTTACGTTGTTCTTTAGTAAACTCTACACATCTTTGCCTTTCAACATCACATTTAAATAATGCTCTACCACTAGGTAAACCATCTCTTTGTACTACTAATTCACAACGAAGTATATCATCTTTTTCTTCTTGTTCAGTAGAGTTAAGACCAACTATTGTATGGGCATTACGAACAATTGCAATAGAACCGGAAATATCATTCTCATCATATCTAGTAGTTCTATGTTTCTTACCCTCTCTGGTAATATGATGAGCGGTCCATACGATATCTAAATCCATTTCTTCTGCTAGATTCTGAATATCTATATATACATTCGATATACGGTCAAAGTCCTCTTTATCCCTAGCAATTGAAGCAAGCTTTCCTGCATAATCCACCATCAGTACTTTAATATTGATGCCCTGGTTTCTTAGCTTAATTATAAGTTCTCTTATATAATTACAATCTGTAATCATTGCAGGAACTCTTTCAACTACTAGTTCAACTCCAAACCTTGCAAGTTTACGAAGATGTTTAGCTTCGAGTTTGTCATACTCACCAGAGTATAATTCCTTCTTAGTTTTATTGATAGAGGATTGAATAAATCGGTCCATGATTTGTTCTTTACCATTTTCAGTATCTACATATAAAACTGATTTCTTCATTCTTAAATACCCTCTTGCCAAGTTTACCATGAAGAAAGTTTTCTTAGCTTTGGGTTTATCGAGAATAACATTTACTGAATGTTCTGGGTAACCTCCAGCATTGGTAATATCATTAAGTTGTCTAAATGGACAAGGTATTACAGATGGTTCTGCTTGACGTTTGAATTGTCTTTCTGTAATATCCCTTATCATAAAGATAGGTTCATCATCTTTCTTAGGTTTTGAGTTTTGAAGTATCTTTTCTATTTTCCTTGAATAGGTTTCATATTGTTCGAAGTTATCCAAATCAAAAGAATCATTCAAGTTCTTCATCTCTACATAGGTAGAGAATTGATATATCTTTTCTCGAATGTATTCGGAATCATTCAAGGGATTTGAATATAGGTCATCGATTATTTTATGGATATTGGGTATATCATCCTTAGTAACCAGGTCAACGTAATTTTTAGATTCAAGCAATTCTTTTATAACTTCTTTAAGGATATTCTTAGAAGGCATCTTGTTTTTCTTTTTGAAGAACTTAAATATGCCCTCGGCAATTAAAGAATGCTCAATCAGAACTAGGTAACTTGGTTTAATCTTTTTGATTATTAAGCCTCCCTCTTTATCCTTTAAGAGATACCTTAGGATTTCTAATTGAAAGCTGGTGTCAAATTCAAACTTGGTATTATCTTTTTTCATATTGCAATATAATTAAGTATAATCATATAGATTTCTATAGTCTCGGTTAGAGTTGTACATATAGACTCTCATCCTAGTACTCACTAATCCTCAGCTTCTAGGTGAACTTTATTAATATATTATTTTATATTTGATTTATTATACTTATATTTGCATATCATTTTAAAACATAGACTTATGAAGATAAAGGAAAATGGCAACAACGGATCAGAGATACATAGGTTGAAGCCTATGCAAGAAAATTATGATAAGGAAACTTTTGATAGGATGTATAAAATCTGTAAACCAGTTATCAGACGTCTTACTAAGCAAATTGATAATAGGAGGTTTAATGTTACACCCGATATCATAAGTTCTTATTTCTGGGATAAGATGTTATTTGTCTTTAATAAATATTACGGTACTTGTGAAGAAGAACATTTAAAAGCAAGGATACTAGCTTCTCTCAGTACCTTTAAGAATCATTTATTAAGAACTGCTTATGGGGAGGGAGCAGAATATCATCAGAATCTTTACCAATTAGAAGATTTATTCGATAATGATAAAGAACTAGAAGATGATACAGAAGAAGAGAAAGCTAAAGGAGAAATGCTTGATATGTTATATAAATATATGAAGAAGAACCTATCTCCCGATGCTTATTTGATCTTCGAGATATTGCTTAGTCCTCCTCCCTATATTAAAGAGAGAATCAAGGATGGTTCTCGTATCACTAACATTTTATTAGTAGAGTTTTTTGATATGCCTAGAACTAAATCTTCGGTAAGATATATCTCAGAACTTAAAGAAGATATAAGATATTGGGAAGAGAAAGCTAAAGAAGACTTACATTACTAACATAAAAAAGGGAACCCAGTGCATGAGGTTCCCTTTCCAGTGTAACTTATTTCCCAATAAGAATTCCACTTGTGTGTTGGACGAAAGCGATTAGCTGTTCTTTAAATATAAAAGCCCTAATGATTTTAAAAGTTTATATAGAATTATAGTTTAATGATATAAGCTAGTACGAAATAAGGAGGTCTATTCTCATGAGGACTACCTCCTCCGGTTACTTGAGTATCTGCTGTATAACCTGAGTCAGGCCTAGTATGATTAGGGAATGGTCTATTGTTAGAATTATCTCCCCATTTCTCCTCTTTAAATGTAATCTTATGACTATGTGGTGGTATTTGATCTAAAGT